CTTTTGCTGTTACAATGTCAATACTTTACCCCTTTTTGGGTAGCCCCACCCTAGGTCCTAGCCAGGGGCTAGTTAGGTCCTAACCAGGGGCTAAAGATAAAGATAAAGATAATTATAAATTATTATTGCTATATTTGTTTTTGTGAAAAGACTTCCAACTGAAATAAAAAAACAAAGAGGTACTCTTAGAGCAGATCGTGTTAACGATAAAGAACCTCAATTGGAATCTTATAAACCCGCAATACCTAATTGGTTAGATGAAGAGGGTAAATCAGCTTTTGTAGACTTATCAAACATATTATTCGATATGAAAGTTTTAACTAAAGCAGATAAGTTAGCTTTAGAATTACTTTCAGATGCTTATAGCGAATATAAAAAAGCAAAAGATGTGATTAGTAAATTAGGTCAAACACAAGAAGTGACTTCAAGAGAAGGTAACACTAAAACAATGTTAAGACCAGAGCTACAAATAGCTAATCAATCGTTTGTTAGAATATTTCAACTACTTAAAGAATTTGGATTAACACCATCAAGTAGAGCTAAGGTTAACGCTTTGGAAAATCAAGGTAACTCTACAGATGTTAGAATCGAAAATTTTTTTAATAACAATGAATAACCTTAAACACATTGATACTAAAAAATATTACTTTGATGAAATCTCTGCAAATAGAGCTGTTGATTTTATAGAATTATTTTGTTCTCACACCAAAGGTGAACTTAGTGGTAAAAAATTAAAGTTAGAAGATTTTCAAAAAGATATTGTCAAAAATATATTTGGTTGGAAAAACAAAAAAACTAATCTTAGAAAATTTAGACAATGTTTTATTTTTATGCCTCGAAAAAATGGTAAGACAACTTTAATGGTTGGTATTGCTTTATATATGTTATATTCTGATGGAGAGAAAGGTGCAGAGATAGTAAGTGCTGCTGCTGATAAAGAACAAGCAAGGTTAAGTTTTTCTATTGCTAAATCTATGGTCCTTGCAAATCAAAATTTATCTAGCAGATCAAATACATTTAGAGATTCAATTACTTATGATAAGGTGGGGTCATACTACAAAGTTATCTCAGCAGATGCAGATACAAAACACGGATTAAATTTAAGTTGTTGTTTACTTGACGAAATTCATTCTCATAAAAATAGAGATTTGTATGATGTGCTTTTAACATCTATGGGGGCTAGAAAACAACCACTATTACTTTGTATAACTACAGCAGGGGCTGCAAATGTTAAAGACCATATATCAAAAGAATTATACAATTATAGTAAATCTCTAATTAAAGGCACTATCAAAGATGAAACATTTCTTTCTTATATTTACGAAGCTAATGAAAAGGATGATATTCATAGTGAAGAGGTTTGGAAAAAAGCAAACCCAGGTTATGGTACTATTTTATCTAAAGAATTTATGATGCAACAATCACAAAAAGCTAAAAATGAATTAAGTTTTGAAAATACTTATAGAAGGTTGCACTTAAATCAATTTGTTACTAATGAATCCAAATTTATATCTGATGGTAAATGGATGGATTGTAAATCAAATATATCTATAGATAATTTTAAAGGGAAAGTTGTATATGCAGGATTAGACTTAGCAAGTACAAGGGATATAACTTGTCTTAGTTTATTATTCCCTGACAATGATGATGGTTATGATTTATTTTTATATTCTTTTATTCCTGATGAAAATGCAAAAAAAAGGTCACAAAGAGATAAGGTTAATTATATTAAATGGGAAAAGGAAGGTCATATAAATTTTACACCAGGCGATGTTTGTGATTATAATTATATAAAACACAAAATTAGAGAAGTTTCAGATAATTTTGATTTAAAAATGGTTGCTTATGATAGATGGGGTGCTACTTCTTTAGTTATTGATATGATAGAAGAAGGTTGTCCTATGATTCCAGTAGGTCAAGGTTATAAAACTTTATCACCATCTACTAAAGAATTTGAAAAATTAATATTAAGTAAAAAAATAAGACACGATGGCAATCCAGTTTTAAGATGGATGATGAATAATATTGTAATAACTCAAGACCCTGCTGGTAATGTAAAGCCTGACAAATCTAAATCAAGTGAAAAGATAGATGGTGTTATTAGTTCAATTATGGCTTTAAGTGAAGCTATGGAAAATAAAAACAAAGGGGGGTCAACTTATGACAATAAAGAAATTTTCTTTGTCTAATAATCAGATAGTTGAGTTAGAATATGATAATATAAAAAAAATTGTAAAAAATATTTTAAAAAACAGTGCTGATTATCATCTTAGAGATGATTTAACACAAGATATTTGTTTAATATTGTTGTGTCAGTCAAATGAAAATTTAATTAAATTACATAAGAAAAATCAAGTGGTATATTTTGCAACAAGAATAATTTTAAATCAAGTTAAATCAAAAACTTCACCATTTTATAAAAAATATAAAAAAAAATTTAAGAATTTTGGCAATATTTAATATGAAATATATATATATATATGAGGGAAGTATATAAAAACAATAAATTTTGGGCTTACTAGACATTTTTTTCAAAAAAAAACAAGAAAATAGAAATTATGGGTATGATTTAAGCTACCCAAGTTTTTTTAACGCATCATCAGGTGAAGTTATATCTAAAGATCAGTCATTAAGATTAACAACTGTTTGGTCTTGTGTTAAAATAATTTCAGAAACAATAGCTTCCCTTCCTATATCTCTTTATGAACAAGATGAAAATGGTAGAAAAAATATTTTATATCAAAATCCATTATCTCAACTAGTAGGAGAAAGACCTTCACCTTTATATAATTCCTTCTCTTTCTTTGAAAGAACTCTTATAGATTTGTGTCTTGAGGGTAATTTTTATGCCTATATCGAAAGAAACGGTGGTGGGTTGCCTACTGCACTATTTCCAATTCTTTGTGAGGATGTTAAAGTATATGTTTCTCCTGAAGGAAGGGATGTCTATTATGATATAAAACAAAATGTAAGCATTCCTTATCCAATTACAGGAAAAGTAAATTCACAAAATATGTTGCATATAAGAGGATTATCAACAGATGGAATTGTTGGTAAATCTCCAATACAAAGTGCAGCAGAATCTATTGGTATATCTTTAGCTTTAGATAAATATGCAGGTTCTTTTTATAAAAATTCTGCAAGTGTAAGTGGTATTTTACAACATCCAGGCACTTTAAAACCTGAAACTGCAAAAAGATTAAGAGCAAGTTGGAACTCAACGTATGGTGGTAGTATAAATTCAGGTAAGACGGCAATTTTAGAAGAAGGTATGACTTGGACACCTAGAGCTATTCCAAATAACCAAGCACAATTTTTAGAAACAAGACAAATGCAAGTTTCAGAAATTTGTAGAATATTTAGAGTTCCAAACCACTTAGTTAATGATTTAAATAAAATTTCTTATAACTCTATAGAAGCTCAACAAATAGATTTTGTACAATCTACTATTACTCCTTGGGTAAGAAGAATAGAAATAGCTTTAAATCATAAATTAATACCAAAAAATAACAGACCATCTCAATATTTTAAATTTAATTTAAATGCGATAATGAGAGGTGACACAAAAGCAAGAGCAGATTATTATAGAACTCTAGTAAACATTGGAGTGCTTACCCCTGATGAAGTTAGAGCTTATGAAGATTTAAATTCTATTGGTGGTGCTAATGAAAAAACATATATGCAAAGTAATATGTTGCCTTTAGAAGATTTAGGGCAATCAACAACAAGAAATAATATAAAAGAACAAGATGCTCAACAAGAGGAATCTTAAAGATATAAATACAAAACCAACTCAAGGGATGGTTTCTGAAGCGAGAAAAGGTTTAGAATGGAGAAAAGAATTTGGTAGAGGGGGTACACAGGTTGGTATTTCAAGAGCAAGAGATATTGTAAATGGTAAAAATTTATCAATATCATCAATAAAAAGAATGTTTAGTTTTTTTTCTAGACACGAAGTAGATAAAAAAGCACAAGGGTTTAGACCTGGTGAAAAAGGTTATCCTAGTAATGGTAGAATTGCTTGGGCTTTATGGGGTGGAGATGCAGGGTTTAGTTGGTCAAGAAAAAAAAGGAATGAAATAAATAAAATTGAAGAAAAAAGAATGAAAATTGGTACAATTATTTTAGACGGTATAGAGTTGCCACTTTATGATTCTAAAGAAGAAGCAGAATCTCAAGCAAAAAAATTAGGTGGTTCAGGTTCTCACGAACATACAGTAGATGGTAAAACTTATTATATGCCTTTTGATAATCACGAAAAGTGTAAAGAAATGATGCAAAATAAAAATAATATGCACTATGATGATGAAGAAGAGGAAGAAGATAGACAATTATCAGGAGATGTTAAAAAAGGGTTACAGAAAAAAGTTAAAGATCATAATGATGATGTATCTAAATTAAAAAAATCTTGGAATCCTAAAGTTACCTTATCTAAATTAGAAAAAGTTTTTAGAAGAGGTGTTGGTGCTTATAAAACTAATCCTGGTTCAGTAAGACCAAGTGTTAACTCACCTGAACAATGGGCTTATGCAAGAGTTAATTCTTTTTTATATGCAATTAAAAATGGTAGATTTAGAGGTGGTAAGCACGATACAGATTTACTACCAAATAATCATCCTGTTAAACAAAAAATGAAAAAAGAAGAATCTAATAAATATATTATGGAAAATAAAGAAATTAGAGTATATCAAGCTAAATATCACTATGGCGAAGAAAAAGAAGATAAAAGAGTAAGTGGTTATGCAGCTTTATTTGAAACCGATTCAAGAGAAATGGGTTTTATAGAAACTATAGATAAAAATGCTTTTGATGGTAGGTTAGAGGATAATGTTATTCTTACTTTTAATCACAATCAAAATATGTTATTAGATAGAAATAAAGGTGGAACTTTAAAACTCTCAATTGATGAAAGAGGGTTGAAATATGATGCAACTTTGCCAAACACTACAGTTGGTAACGATGTTGCTGAACTAATGAAAAAAGGTTTGTTATATGAATCTTCATTTGCTTTTACAGTAGAGGAAGATGACTGGTCTATGAGTGATGGTATTGCTAGAAGAAAAATTCAAAAAATTGGAAAATTAGTAGATGTATCAATCGTAGGAACTGGAGCTTATGCAAACACAGATGTTGCTCTTAGGTCTTTAGAAGATTTTAAAGAAGAAATAGAATCTAAAGAAGATGAATCAGCTAATATGCAACAAAATACAATACAAGAAAATACTGATTCAACTAAATTATTAATTAACGAACTAAAATTAAAAAAAAGAAGAATATGAAAAATTCTATTGAACTTAGACAAGATAGAGCTGACTTGATTGAAAAGGCAGATTCTATGTTAAACTTAGCTAAAGAAGAAGCTAGAAATTTATCAGAAAAAGAGCAAAAATCTTATGATGATATTATAACTAACATTGATTCTTTAGCAAAAAACATTTCTATGGTTGAAAGACAAGAACAATTAAATGCTGAAATAGCTTCAACTCCAGTAAATTTATCAGTAAACACTAATACTGTGCCTAAAGAAGCAAGAAACTACTCTGTATTTAAAGCAGTTGAAGGTTACTTAAATGGTAAAATGGATGGTATTGAAAAAGAAGCACACGAAGAAGCTGTAAATGAAGCTAGATCAAACGGTTCTGCAATATTAGGTATTGGTATTCCATCCTCAATGTTAGAGTCAAGAGCTATAGTAGATGAAGCTAATTCATCGATTGCACCGACTTCATTAAGTGCTTTTCAAGATGGCTTAAGAGAAAATGCTGTATATGAGCAAGTAGGTGCTACTGTATTAAACGGTTTATCAGCTAATACAGAAATCCCAGTTGTAGGGGCAAATAATGCGGCTTATGCAACTGCTGAAAACGCAAATGGTGGCGATGTAGCTGCTCAGTTTAGTTCTTTAACTCTTTCTCCAAAAAGAATTTCAGGTTATGTAGATTTATCTAAGCAACTTATTGTACAAACAGGGTCAGGGGCAGAACAAGCAATCATTCGTGATTTAGGTCGTTCTGTTGCAGATGCTATGAATGCGGCTATGTTTGCTCAAACTAATGTTACAGGAGCTGATACTGCTTTATACAATGTTACAGGTGTAAACAATGTATCAACAACTGCATTTGCTAGTGGTAGTGTATTAAAAGATTTACTTGCTATGGAACAAAAAGTTGCTGAATCAAAAGGACTTTCAGGTAACTTAGCTTATGTTACTAATCCATCTTTAATGGCAGATATGAAAAAAGCTAGTTTAGTAACAAGTGTAAGTGCTGCGATGGAAGGAATGAATTTTAATGGTTATAAAACTGTATATACAACAGGAGCTGGTAAAGATGCATCTAATTCTGATGTTGTTGCTATATTTGGTGATTACTCTAAGTTAATGGTTGGACACTTTGGTGGACTTGACATCACAGTTGATAACTTTACACAAGCTCACTTAGCAGCTGTAAGATTAGTAATTAATAAATATTGTGCATTTGGATTAACTCATCCTGCAGCATTTGCAAGATGTTTAGTAGAATTTGAACACTAGAATTTAAATAATTAGAAATGTGAAAGGGGTAACCCCCCTTTCTATTTTCTTTAACTTAAAATAAATGGCAATATCATACTTAGATAATATATATAATTTTGATAGTAACGAATATTTAAATCCTTCTATTTTTAGATATGGTAATTTACAAAATATGAATGCTGCAACATCAGTAGCAGTATCAACTGATGATTTAAAATCTCAATTAAATATTACGTATAGTGATGAAGATACACTATTAGATTCATATATTAAAGCAGCTACAATAATGGCTGAACAATATTGTCAAAGACATTTTATAAAGGAAACATATAGAATATGGTTTAATGAATTACCTAGTAAATTTTCTTTATATTTTACTGATGTTACTGTAGATTATTCATCAATAGATGATTCTAATAAACAAGGGTTACATTATTTAGCATCAGCAGGAAGTAGTTATACTTATTTTGATAAAAGTAATTATTATCTAAAACCTTTAGCAAATCCAGCAATGGTGTGTTTAAAATCAAAACCTAGTAATGCGATAAGTGTTGATGATTTAGATGGATCAAATAGTGGTATTTATTACTTTGAATTTCAAACAGGATTTGGTGCTATTGGTGATATACCACAAGCTATAAAACAAGCTATATTATTAATAGCAAGTGAATTTTATACCTATAGAGAAGATAGAAAAAGAGTTTTTCCTATGGCTTCGCAAATATTATTACATCCTTATAAAAATTATTATTAGTGGAATATTTAAGAAAAATAAATTCAGGAGATTTTAATTGTTTTTTAAAGTATCAAAAAACTTCGTCTACTGTTAATAGTTTTGGCGAAAAAATTATTACTTATAATGATTTAGGTTTTGGTACAGGTAATTCTATAACTAGAATACCAGCTATTAGAAATATAAATTCTTTAAGAAATATTAATGAAAAAGTAGAGGGAGAAATGAAACAAGCTTATGGTAATTTTTTTATATTAGTACGGTATTTTACTGCACTAAATAATGCTTTATCCCCTGATGCAAGATTAAAAGACATAAACACAAATGTAACCTATGATATTTTAAGTTACATTGTTGATGATAGAAAACATTTTATTGAGTTTTATACAAAACAGAGAATAAATTAATGAGTTTAGCAACTAGAAAACAAAGGTCTATACAAGTAACAAATTTAAAAGAAGTACAAAGAGCTTTGAGAAAATTTGGTGTAACACCTGCTAAATCAAGAAATAAAATAAATAAAGTTTTAGAACCAGCAGCACAAATAGCTGTTAATTCTGCAAAACTAGAATTTAAAAGAGGTAGTGAAAACAAACCACCTGGTAAAAGGTATAACCCATTTAATAAAACAACATTTATTGGTCCTAGTTTATCAGATGCAATAGGAATGATACCTGTTAGAAGAGGTAGAAATCCTGGAATTTTTGTAGGACCAAGATTGAAAGGTATATATAAATGGGCAAATTTAAGTAAGGATGGTGCAGTAAACTTAGCACAATTATTAGTGCGAGGATCAAAAGGTGAAAGATTTCAAAAATCAGGTAAATCTACAGGTAAATTACCACCACAACCTGACTATTTACTAAGAACAGCAAGAAAAAAGGGTGGTCAAATAAGTATGAGAGCAAGAAAAGATTTAGATAAATATTTACAAAAAATTATAAAAGAATCAGGATTTATTCCAAGTAAAGATTAAATATGTTTGCAAAAATAGGAGAAAGTATAGTAGCAAAATTAAATAGCGATTCTGCTTATTCAGCTTTAGTAGATGAAGATAATATTGGACCAGTTATTGTTCCACAAAAATCTACATATCCTTATGTAACTTATGAAATAGTAAATGTTTCTAATTTTTTAGTAAAAGATGTAAGTTTAAAAACTTGTGAAGTAGAGATGGATATAACTTGTTTTTGCAATACTTATAATGAAACTTATAATATATCTAAAGCAATTGTAGGGGCTTTAGACAAATTTGAGGGTCAACAAACAGAAGATGGTATCAATTTTAGTGCAAAATTTTCTTTTGACAATTTAAGAGATGGTTATTTTCCTGATCCTGAAAAATTCTACAAAACAATACAATTCAATATATTAATAAATAAAATTTAAAAAATAGAAATTATGGCAATAGTAAATGCAACAGATGTAGTATTAAAACTTGACTTTGATTCATCAGCAGCGTCAGATTATGATAAGTTATTACACGCTACATCAGCTAATTTAAGTATTAGTAGAGAAATGAGAGATTCAACAACAAAAGATAGTAGTGGTTTTTCAACAAGTTTACCAGGATTAAAATCATTTGAGATTTCAGGAGATGGATTTGTAGATGTAGATACTACAGCTGATGCACACGAAGTTCCTGAATTAATAACTGAAATGATAAGTGCAGCAAACCCTGAAGTAGCAATTCAGTTTTCAGTTGGTAGTAAAAATTATACAGGAAAAGGGTTTATCTCGTCTATTAATATAGACGCTGGTGTTGAAGAAAATGCTACTTATTCAATTACTATAACAGGTAGTGGTGCTTTAACTGTATAAATTAAAAAAATAAAATTATGGCAATAATAAATGGAAGTGATTTATTAGTTTATAAAAAAAACCCTGCAGGAGCTGATAATAATGTTAAACAAAGAGTACAATTAACATTTAATGGAAGTTCAGATACTGAAGTAGTAACTAATTTAAATACTAGTGGTGATGATTTAACTCTTGGTAATTTAATTAATGCAGTTACTGGTGGTAATATAAGTGATGTAGGTATGAATCTTACTGATGGAAATCTTTTTACATTGTATGATAAAATAAGAAGTACTTTTAATGGTTCATCTCATTATATTACCGTTGGTACTACATTTAATAACGCTACTCAATTTGATGCTGGTTCAAAAACACTTGTTATAGAATATAATTTTGCAGGTGATGTTGATGGTTTATTTACTATAACCCCTATTGGTTCTGTAACGATAGCAGATGGAACAATAGATTTTGCTGTTATACAAGAGGGAAAAACAAATAGTACTTTTGACCCTGTAGCTTTTAGCACAAATGCAACTATATCTATAACAAGAGATTTAAGAGATATTACTAACAAAGATTCAGGTGGTGTAAGTGAATCACTACCTGGACAAAAATCTTTTGAAATAACTGTAGATGCTTTAGAGGACTTGACTGCTGATTATGAGTTACAATCAAAAATTGATGAGCTGTTAGCTGGAACTGAGGTAGATATAAGGTTTTCCCAAAGAATAACAAGTGGTGATGATGTTTGTTTACAAGGTACAGCTTTAGTATCTTCGATTACTGCAAATGCAGGGGTGGAAGAAAATTTAACATACTCAGCAACATTTACTGGTACTGGTTCTTTTGAAATAAGTGCAATATAATAAATTAATAAATTAAAAATGAAAAAGGTAAACATTGGTGGTCAAGAAAGACCAATTAGATTCTCATATCTTTGTTTAAAAGAAATATGTGAAATGTGTAATTTAAAATTAAGTGAATTAAATCAATTAGGAACTGAAATAAATCATATTGGTATTTTAACTTTTTGTGGTTTAAAACACGGGGCTAGAAAAGAAGATTTAAAATTTAATTACAAAATCAAAGATATTGAGAATTGGTTAGATGATGAAAACTTTACTAAGTTAAATGAAATTTTTGAAGCATTTCAACTAGATCAACCTCAAATAGAGGGAAAGTAGTTGAGGGAGAGGAAGTAGAAGATGGTGAGATAAATTGGGATAAACTAGAACAAATAGGTTTAGGTTTATTAAATTTAAGTTATGATGAATTATATGATTTAACTCCAAGATTATTTAATAATAAGTACATTGGATTTAGTGATTATCAAGAACAAATGAATCATAATAGTTGGGAGCAAACAAGGTTAATTATACATTCTTGCTTACAACCACATTCTAAAAAAAAGTTAAACCCAAAAGAAATACTACCTTTCCCTTGGGATGTTAAAAAAAAGAAAGTAAAGAGAGCTTCTAAGGAACATATACAAAAAGTTCTAGAAAAGTATAACAATTTAAACAAAGAAAAATAATGGGTGGAATTAAAACATTATCTATAATTGTTGCTGCTAATATCAAAGCTTTAGAATCTTCTATGAGTAAAGCTAATAGCAGTTTAGCAACATTTGCTGGTAATGCTGCTCGTATTGGGGCTACTTTAAGTTTTGGATTAACAGCTCCTTTAACAGCTATTGGTAAAACGGCAGTAACGGAATTTTTGCAATTTGAGGATTCTATAAGACGAGTTGGTATTATATCAGGGTCAACTCAAGAACAATTTGAAGCTTTATCAAGAGAAGCAAAAAGACTTGGTATGAATACTGAGTTTACTGCCAATGAAATGGCTAAACTTCAATTGATTTTATCTAAACAAGGTTTTAGTCCTGAAGCTATAACTGATATTACAAAAGAAATAACAGATTTAGCTAGTGCATCAGGTGAAGAATTAACCCTAGCATCTGCAATAACTGCTAAAAGTATAAGAGCTTTTGGATTAGAATCAACTGAGGCAGCAGCAGTAACAAACACTTTATTTCAAGGTATATCAAAAACATCTTTAAATTTACAAGATTTTAGTGTAGGACTAAGTTTTGCGGGTGCAGCAGCAAAAGCTAGTAATGTTGGTTTATCAGAAACTACAGCAATGCTTGGAACATTAGCAAACAATGCAATTCCAGCATCAAAAGCTGGTACAGGTCTTAGAACTATATTTAGTGAATTAGCTAAAAAAGGTATTACTTTAGACCAAGCACTTGGTACAATAAATCGTTCTAATAATCAATTAAGAACATCATTAAGATTATTTGGTAAAACAGCAGCAAATCAAGGGTTAATATTAGCACAAAATAGATTAGAAACTGCTAAACTTACAACAGAAATAGATTCAAATAAAAGTGCTTTAAAAAGTGCAGCTGAAAATATTAGAAAATCAGCTACATTTAGATTCGAAGAATTAAAAAGTGCTACAAATGGATTAATGATAGAATTAGGTGCATTAATTTCTAATGCAATATTACCTTTAGTAAAAGGACTAACAAATCTTGCTAAAAAATTTCAAGAAATAAATCCATTTTTTCAAAAATTAATTCTTTTTTCTTCTTTTATATTAGCAGCTATAGGACCAATAGTTTTATTATTTGGTGCTTTAGGTGGTGTTCTAGCCACTGCTTTACCTGTTATTGGAATGGTTGTTCTAAAATTTGGGTTGATGGCTGCTGCTTTAGGTTTATTTGTAATTACTATAAATGAAATAGTATATGTATTTAAAGCATTTTTTAGTTTTATAAAACCTTTTTTTACAGCAGTTGAACAAAGATTTAAAAATGCTGGTATAAGAATAGCTAATTTTTTTAATAAAGTTTTCAATACAACTATTGAAAAACTTAAAAAAACAGCCAAGTTTTTTGGGTTTGAAATATTTAAAGACTTTAAACCGATTGAAATGGCACAATTGATTAAAGAAGATCCTTTAGAATTTCCTAAAAGTTTTAGGGAAGCTTATAAAGAGGTAGACGATAATACTACTAGTTTAATAGAAAGTCTTACATCTAAATTTAAATCTTTTTTTAAAAAACAAAATCAAGGTGCTGTTTCTATAACTGGTATAGAAAAACAAGAACAAGAAAAAAGAGAATTAGCTTTACAAGCACATTATAATAGACTAAATATGTTATTTGACATTTATGGTGCTAAGGTTAATGAACAAGCAATTATATTAAATCAATCTATAAATGATTTTGTAAATAAAACTGCAATTAGTGCGACAGATTCTTTTAATGATGTTTTATTTGCAGGAGAAGGTTTATTAAAAGGTCTTACTAATATATTTAAACAAATAGCTATTGAGATAGGTAAGATGATTGTAAAAGCGGCTATATTAGCTATTATTTTTTCATCAATACCAAAATTAGGTGGATTTGGTGACACTGGCGAAACTGGATTCGTAGGTATTTTAGGTAAATTACTTACAGGTAGGGCTAGTGGTGGACCAGTAAGTAGAAACACACCATATATTGTTGGGGAAAGAGGTCCTGAATTGTTTATGCCAAATAACTCAGGTAACATAATACCTAATCACGCTATGGGCGGTTCTATGATACCTGATGTTAGAATACAAGGTCAAGATTTATTATTAATATTTAACAGAGCTAGTAAAATAAAAAATGGTATAAATAGTTAATATGGGCTTAATACATCATACTTCTGAATTTTATAGTGAACTTGGACAACAATGGAATGTAGAAATTGTTGCAGCAACCGTAAGTGTATCTTCTTCTAGTACATTTAATTTAGATTCTAATGGTTTTAATTTAGAATATCAAAGAGGGGAGTTTACAAGATTAGCGGGTTTAATGCCATCAACTTTAACTTTTGGTTTTTATGTAGAAAATTCAACACAAAAATCAAGTTTACAAACTATTCTTGGAACAGCTAAAGGAGAGTATTATGTAAAAATATATAGAGGTTCTGCTGCTAACGAAAATTTTTGGTGGGGTGGTTGGATAGTATCTGATTATGGTCTTTACGAAAACAGACCTTTTCCTTATAAAGTTGTTGTAAGGGCAACAGATTCTTTAGGTGAAACAGCAGATAAATATAATAATGCCACTTCAATAGATGGCTCTTTTAATACTAAAGATATAAGGTTTCCAATGCAACTTTTTAGTAATAAAAATGATTTAGAAACAGTATTTCCTAGCAGATTATTAAGTTTTTCTATTAACTGGTGGAATAATTTAGCAGGTACTTATGATGCAAATGTTGACCCAGCTACAGTTTCATTTTACAATAGAGCTGCATTTGTAACTGACCCTGAAGTACAAGGTAATATTATTAGAGATTTTAGAGATGAAATAAGCGGTGTTTATAAAGCTTTTGGTGCAAGAATTTTATTATCTGATAGTAAATATAGAATATTACAAGATAATGTATTAGACAATACATATGCGGCTTTTGAGTATAGAGATACAGAAGAAGCAAACTCAGTTTCTGGTAATTATGTAAAAAGAGAAGCTGGAGATTTTCCTACTAATACAACAATAGATAATACTGCTGACCCATCTACACTAGGTAATGCAACAATTTTAGGTGGTTCTACATATTACTTTGAACCTGAATTAAATTCTGTAAGAGTTACATTTCCACACGGAGATTCAGGAATAATATTTGACAGTTCATTAACTTATAGCACATTAACTACAGTTGGTCTTATTGGCGGTGGTTCATCTAATTTAAGATTAACTTTAAACTTAAATACACAACAAGTAGGACCAGGACCAAACACATCATCAACAGTCCAACCAATAACAAATCAAGGTAATGCAATGTGTGTGCGATTTAATTGTCAATTAAAATCAGGTAATAAATATTTAAAAGGTGCTGCCAACATTTCTAGTATTACATCTTCAAATACTTCTGAAATAAGTAACTTTTCGTGGACAGAAACTAATACTGACATTTTTGTTATAACTGCAATAACACACGGTTCTAATAATGTGCTTGGAACATTTTCTTTAACAGAAACAGGTAGCTCAGGTGAAACTACTTATGTAAGTTCAATGTCAGTGTTTAAAGTAATAGAAATACCACAACCACCAATATTAGAAGAATTAGAATTTAAATTTACACCAACAACAATTGAATATTTAAATCAAGTACCTGATAATCCATATACACAAACTTATGATCTTGCAACTACAACTCTTTTAGCAGATTGGGCAATTAATGGAGCTACGGTAAATTCAAGCTCACAAAATATAAATCAAATTAATTTTTCAGGTAGTGGTGTTAATGCTTTTTATGGATGTAGTATTGTTGTTTTAGATACTAGTAACGAGCAAACTGAAGGTACTACTTTTTATACTAGTCAAAATCCAAATGTAAATCAACCTGATTTAGATTTAGGTAATTTAAATTTAGGAACACCACTTGGAACTTTTAATAATCCTAATAGTAATAAATTTTTATACTCTTCAAATTCAGGTATTATTAATGGTTTTGCAATTGGCAGTTCTACAAATTTTGTACCTAGTGGACAACTTTTAGTGTCAGAATATTTAAATGGTGCTAATAATCCAATAGAAATTTTACAAGCTACTATATATTCTAAATTATATGATGCTCATCAAACTTTAACTTATCAAAACAATTTAGGAGAAGGTAATAAAAAATTTGTAATGTTAAATGCTACATTTACTGCTGCAAAAGATACTTGGAGTGGTGAATGGTATAAATTAAATTTAACAACAGATAATCAAATTAATAGTAATTTTGTTCCACCAAATTTACCTTTAAGTAATCCTGATATTGATGTTCCTGCTCCTGTACCAGGTTCTAATAATCCTAGTGTAGGTATGCTTAATTTAATTCAAGGTAATTTAATTACTAAATTAACTACAGGTATTGGGAGCTTAACTAATGAAAGTACATTAAATAACGATACAAAACTTCAAGTAAGTTCAACTACATCAAAAATATATCAAAATCAAAAATTATTATTAACAGATTCAAGAGGGAATAACAGAACAGTTATAGAGGCGTTTTCTAGTGCTAATAAAAATTCAAGTGTAATTGCTATAAAAGCAAAAACTTTAAATCATATTGCATATCCAGCAGGTTCTCTAATTAGTATTATGCCTTCAGATTTAACAAATGTTTTAACAACTGGTTTTGGAAATAATTTGGTTAATAATGGAACTTTTACAAGTAATTCAACTTGGGTATCAAGTCAATCAGGAAACTCAACTATATCTATAGCTAATGATTTAGTTACATTTACAGTAGATAGTGGTGATTATGTAAAATTATCTCAAACTATAACCTATACACCAGGCAAAATATATCAACTTAGTGCAACTGTTAATGGAACTGCAGAAAAAGATGTAAGATTTAGAGATGATAGTATTGACGATTCAGGCGGATTAACAACAACAACTGGTGCAGTAACAATGACAGGTAGTTCACAGAACATTACACTATCTTTTGTAGCAAATAGTAATTCAGATGAGATAACTATTGAAAGAGGTAGTGGCGATACTTATTCTTTTACGGTAGATAATGTTATTTTACAAGAATTTTTAGGTCAAGGTGTTGCTAGTAGTGGTGGTG